CACCCTTTCTACAACGGATAGTAGTAGATAAATGATTAAGTCTTTAAGCAGTGTACCTGAAGGTGTGACCATCAGGCAATTAAGTGATATACGCAATTATGCCACCAAAGTTGATAAAACCGCAAGAAGACAAATCGTCTCTCGTAACTGTAACCTTGTTACAGCCCAACGAACCGAAGGCGTCTACATCAAAGGTTGGTCCGACAAATCTTGCTCGCAGCAAGAAGCCATCCTTGAAGCTTGGAGGAGAGAGGAGCAAGATAGCAATGCTGATGAAACAAGTGGCCGATCTACAACGACAGTTAATGTTGTTAAAGAGAAGCCAAGTTACAAAGGCGGCAAACCCAGTCGAGAGAGGAGGAAACTCCGTCGTGCCATCGAACAAATTGGCGAACGGCAACTCTCAAGTTGGGTCGCACAAGTTGCAATCGAACCCCTCACAACGAAAAGCCGAAAGGAGGTCCAGCGGACCCAAGGAATCAAACAACCGGCACAGACAATCAAAGCGATCGTCTACCCGAAGAAGTGCCCAAACTGTGGAAGTAAGGAACTCGTCAGATACCCGCGAGCCCTCTATTGCTACAGTTGTTGTGAAGAAACCACCTTTGAGGAAGATGCCCAAGGCGAGTGGAGTCAGCGAGGACGTTACGCTGCGTCGTAATGCCGGCAAGATCGATGATGACGATGGTGAGGTGGTGAAGCCTATAAAGCAGATCCATTACACCAACGTTATAAAGGCCCAACCTCGAGTTGGTGGAGTCGATATAAGGAGCCGTAATATCAAGGTTCCTGCATTACGTGCTGTCCCAGGTAAGTTGTTGCCAGTAGTAGAGGCCCCGAAAACGAGGCTGCGTAAAGTGGATGAGGAGTTATATGGGTTCCTCATTTACACGTTCGCGCTACAGGCTAGAACACCTCAGGTGATGGCGAAGATGGTTGCTAAAGCTAAGCAATACCTCAACGATTTTTGTTGTTTGGAATTTACTCATATTGAGTTACACCAATTAATTGTTGAGGCGGTTGAAGCAGCCATGAGCGTGCCAACAAATGAGTTGGGCGTTCGTAAATCCCTGCAAAATTATGATGATTGTAACATCAGACATTTGCACGCTGATATGGTTTCTCGAGGGAACCTGGGTTCAGCGGGGATTAAGACGTCGTTCCCGTGGAATGCTTGTTGGTCAGGTTCTAAATCTGTCCACTTGCCCCGTCCATTGTGAGGAGGCGCTATCCTTCCTGCCTTGTGTGTGCGAGAATTGCCTCGCACTCAGCCCTTACTACCGGGGTGCAGCCTTAGGGTGAAGGATATCCCTTGTGAATGCACACGATTCACAAGGAAGTTGTTTGATTGGGACCATTTGCCCCGATCAGTTGTGTGGACTCATAAAGGTTGTGTTTGTAATGAGAAAGTAGCACTTCAGTTGCGTCATCAAGTTGATGACGGATCTAGGTTTGACCTGAATTATTACAAGCTGTTTGACAACAACATGCAAAAACTTGTTAAACAATGCAAACCCATTACCAAATATTCTGTTGCCATGGGGTATAGTGGTGCAAAGAGAGAGTTAGCGTTAAGAGCCATAGAAAGCCTCAGAAATGAGTGCTTGGATTTTGTTAGTGATAGCAAGGTCCGAATGTTCCTCAAAGATGATAAATATCATACTGGGGATCGGAAAGCTCCACGCGCTATAAATTATCGTGATAAGCGATATGCTCTAACTTTAGCACAGTATACATACCCCATTGAACATAGATTGTATAATCTCAGAATAGACGGAGTCAGAACATTTGCAAAGGGACGGAACTTAGTTCAACGTGCGGCAGATCTCGCAGAAATGTGGGATAAGTATGTCGATCCTTGTGCTTGGTTATTGGATCATTCTAAATTTGATGCTCATATAACAGTGGAACATATTAAGTCAGCAATAAAACTTAATTCCAATTGTTACAGGGACGCCAAATGTAGGAATAAGGTGCGTAAGTTAATGCGCTGCCAGTTAATCAATCGGGGAAACACAAGGAACGGGACAAAGTTCAATACTTTTGCAACGCGTATGTCGGGTGATCAAAATACTGGGTTGGATAATAGTACTATAAATCGTAGTATAATCCGAACAGTTTGTGATCTACTTGGTATAACGTGTCACATTTATGTGGATGGGGATGACTCAGTCGTGGTAATGGACCGTAGGGACTTGAAGAAAACCAGTGTGGATTTATTTTCACACTTTGGGATGGTAACTAAGGAAGAATTTGCATTTGAGTTTGAGCATGTTGAGTTTTGTCAAACCCGGCCTGTTTGGAATGGAGTAGAGTATGTTATGGTTCGCAACCCGGAAAGGGTATTAAGTCGTATTAACTGGACGGTGAAGAAAATTCCGTTATGTAGGGATGATGTGTACCTCAAAAGTGTGTTTCTTTGTGAAGCTGCACTTAATGAGGGTGTCCCTATTTTCGGTTCACTGGCTCCTCGTATTTCTAAGCAGTTTGGTAAAGCTAAAGTAATGAAGGTGGAGTTGGATTATTTCGTAAACAAGTTGGGAAAAGAAAAAGGTAAGTTGTATGAGAGGGAAATCAGTTATGATTCCAGACTTTCATTTGAGAATGCATGGGGAGTGTCTCCTGAGGAACAGTGTTTCCTAGAGGCACTAACCATGTTATCTCCAACTGATCCGTATCCCGACTTGTTAGAGATGATGCCAACTTCTGTCGATCTAGTCATGTGATGACTGAATTTGTGAAATTTAATGAAAAACGCAGTATGAGTAAGAGAAATAAGGTGAACGTAAAGGAGCTTGTAAAAGCCCTGGACGCAAATAAGATACGTAATGAAGCCAAGGCCGTAGTTGCGCAATCAATGCCAAAATCAAGGACACGCCGAAACAGACGTAAAGCGGTCGTTGCCGTAGGCCAACAACAAAATATGGTGTCAACAGAAAGTACAAGATTGAGGGGAACAGATCGTTTCCTTCATATACCTGATGTTAGCACCTTTGCTGCTCAGACTATTATAGTCGATCAGTTGTTTACTTCTAAGTCAATACCTAGGTTAGCCCTAGTTAGTGACGTTTATCAGAAGTATAGAGTTAAGAAGTTACACTTTAGGGTGGCACCTCAGATCTCAACAGCTGTGAGTGGCGGTTATGTTGTTGGTTTCGTTAACGACGCTGCTTACGTCTTGCCTAGTGGCCCAAATGGTTTAAACGCATTGACAGCACAACGTGGCACTTGCACCATGAAATGGTGGGAAGATTCTACTGTGGTTGCTCCTGTCTCAGGAAATGAACTGTATACTAAGGTTGAGGAAAGCCAGGAAAGGTTTTCATCGCCAGGGAGATTTATTCTCGCTAGCGATGGCAAAGCCACTTCCGCAGGTTCCCTCACCGTGTTCATTGAATGGGAAGTTGAGCTCCTAAAGCCGACCCTTGAGACTCAAACCGAGGCTGAGGAGACGTTGGCAGAATCTTTGTGCCAAACTGATTATGTTGTCGCGCTATTCCAAGCTGGGATGGCAGGCAATGCAATTGGTTATGCATGTGCTGCAGATCAACTTGGCAATCTTTATAGTATCCGAACAGCGTTCCCAATGTTACCATCAGGTTCTCCTGCTGTAGACTACGATCCAGAGATTCCACTTCGATTACCCTGGATTCCGTTAGCTGGTGATAATTGTTTTGGTATGGCTAGTTGCTACCTTAGTGGGTTTTATAATATAACTCCCACTGGTGGCAGCGCCATAACAGTAATGAGAATCATAGCTACTGGTACTGTACCGGATGATGTCCGTGCTGGAATAGACGATGAAGCCCCTACAACTGCTAAGTTGTATGTACCCATATGGAAAAAGGACGACATATTTAATATGTATAAATTTAGAAATTTGGAGGAGGGAACACCGTTGAAGTCAGCTGGTACAGAGTATCTCTGCAAGCAAAATTAGGTAGTAGCCACACAAAGGACTGAGAAGTCCGGCCGAAAGGCTTTGTGTGTGAACTGACAAGTACTCCATTCAATGGGGGGGGGGTCAGTTCTGATTGATAACAGTAGTTATTGGCGGGCCCTTAGGGCCAATAGCC